GCTTTGTGCGCTCCACAAACTTTCCACTCAGATTACGCATCGGGAACGTGTGGATGGAATTTACATTGTCTCCGTCCGATGCACGGGCGCTGACGGTAGAGTTTCAGAAAATCAAGGCGCAGTGGATGTTTCAACCCTTGTCGGCGAGAGATTGGCTAATGCCATCCTTAAAGCGACTACGAAAGCAATACGCAGGTCGGTTCTTGCACATTGTGGACTCGGAATGCTTGATGAAACTGAAGTTGAAACCATCCCGGAAGCGCGTAAAAACCCGTTGATCGTACCCGAAGCAGTGGCACCCATCGAAGTACCTGCACCACCACCAAAGCTCACTACGGGCGTGGCTTTCATGGTGCCGGGAAAGATTGAAGCCTATGCCTACCATGCCAACGACGATGAGTTTGTCAACGGCTACTTGGATATGGTCACAAGCATCATGGCAAGCGGGAAGCTAAACGCTGCCGAGAAGCTGGCAAAGATCACAGCACTAGAAGGCGCTAATGACTTTGTGCTTGGCATGATTGAAGCTGAGAAGCCAGTGCTGTTCGAGGTATGGACTAAGGGCGTGAAAAGGGCGAAGGAGGATTGCGATCAGCAGATAAAAAAGGGTTGAAGCCAGCCAGCGGCAAGGGGCAATCAGCCATGATCCTCGATCACTTGCAGCAAGGTGATGGCATTACAGCCCTTGATAGCCTAAGACTGTACGGCGTGCTACGGCTGGCGGCACGCATTGAAGAACTTAGGAAAGATGGACACACCATCGTGACGCAAACGGTGCGTGTTGGCAGGAAAGAGATAGCACGTTATTCATTAGTTAAGGAGAAGCAACATGGATCGACCAGACATTGAACGCAAGATGGGTACAGGGGTACTACTGAGCAACCGTAACAAGAAGTCGCCTAGTAGTCCTGACTGGCGTGGTGAACTTAAGGTATCTGAACACTACGCTCCGGGTGACACAATCAAGCTGGCAGCATGGACTAAGGACACGAAAGGGGGTGCGCTAATTTCGATCAAAGAAGATACTTGGGTGCCACCTGAGAGTACCGGCCCCGGCAATGTCAACCCTTTCCCTAGCAAGCGGAAAGATGATTCTGATATTCCCTTCTGATGGAGGTCACATGAAATATTTGATAGCGCTCTGGTTAGCCGTTACCGCACCACTGGTTTGGGCAAGCTGCACCTACAATACCTACTGCGATCAAGGTAGGTGTGTTACTTGTACAACCTGCTGCTACGGCTCCAGTTGTCAGACCAACTGTTATTAACTCTTTTGGGGGAAAGCGGATGCTGGTTTGATGATTAACAAATCGTCAAGGATAGAGCCAGACGCAGCGAGTACCCCACCCCCACCATGAGCAAACTTAACAGGCAGCGTGGCGCAAGCTATGAACGTGAAGTCGCCAATGCAATATTTGATCAACTAGGCATACGCATTCGACGGAACCTAAAGCAGTATCAGGTGTCCGATGAAGGTGACTTAATCCTTGGCAAATATCTCATTGAATGCAAACGCAGACGCAAGATTGCAGTGTATGATTTTATGGAGCAAGCAGAGAAGGCTTGCGAGATAGGTCAAATACCCCTTGTAATCATGCGCGAGGATGGCAATAAGTCTTTAGCCATGCTCCGACTTCCCGACTTGCTGACTCTGTTAGGTAACGAATTAACCCCCCATCAGCCACAGGATGAACCTTCGCCTGAAGGTAGTTAGGAGCGTTGCGGGGCGCAGCGTCACTGTGGCACGCCCCACCCTTACGGAGATCACATGGAAAAGCAGAAACATATCTTTATTGCAACACCTATGTATGGCGGGCAATGCACAGGTGTATTTGTTCAGTCGTTGATTAACTTGATTGGCGTGCTAGGTAGCAAAGGTTACAAGACTTCTTGCTCCTTCATGTTTAATGAAAGCCTGATTACTCGCGCACGTTGCAATATGGCGCACCAATTCCTGCAAGGTGATGCTGATTACCTACTTTGGATTGACGCTGACATCAAGTTTCGGGCAGAAGATGCAGTCAAAATGCTTGAAGCCGATGTTGATGTCATAGGTGGAATCTATCCAAAGAAGGAAATCAATTGGGATATGGTTAAACAAGCTGTGCTGGATGGCAAAGACAACTTGCACAACCACACAGGCAGCTTCGTAGTTAATCTTCTGGAAGGCGAATCTTCCATCACCGTGCCAGTAGATCAGCCGTGTGAGGTATCAGCCCTTGGCACAGGCTTCATGCTGGTCAAGCGTGATGTCTTTGAGCAATTGAAGCCTCACACAGACACTTACGTTAGCGACATGACACACTTGGCAGGGCAGGAAATCTACGCTTTCTTCCTTGATCCCATTGATCCAAAGAGCAAACGCTTGTTGTCAGAGGATTACTTCTTTTGTCACCAGTGGCGCAAAATTGGCGGCAAGATTTATGCAGCGCCTTGGTGCCAAATGGGTCACATGGGAACGTACCTGTTTGAAGGCGGCTTGATGGGTAGTGAGTAAAAAACCCCCGCCAGAGGAAGGCGGGGGAAAGCCTAGAAGGGAAGGCTAGGCCAGCAGAACTTATCTCTTAGTCTTGCGTGCAGTCTTGGCAGACTTGCGGAATGCAGCATCGGTGGGCGCACCTTTACTTCCCGGCTTTCTCATGCGCTCACCACTTCCCGCTTTGATTCTTTCCTGTTTAGCATTGATGTTTGCGTATAGTCCTGTCTTCATTTGATCCCCCAAAAGTAAAGGTCATGGCAATCTGAGTTAGTGCTGAACTCATACCGCTTGAACACGCTTAAATCTATTTCCCGCCGCACATCTTCTTCAGTTAGATTGGCGTAGTAGTCACCGCAGAATGGCGCATCTTGTGGGCTAGTCCTGCGTGTACCGTGTTCTTTGCGTCCAGTGGTAGCGCAGCTAAAGAATACCAAACCTGACGCCATCCTGATCATATTTTTTAGCGTCGCCACCCACTCAGGGTTATGCTCAAAACACTCACAGCTTGCCACAACGTCGAAAGCACCATCTTCATAGGTGAGGTCTTCCCCTCTAGCCACCACATCAACGTCGGCTCCCTCGCCAAGATCAACCCCAACATAGGTGCATTTCTCAAAGAATGGTCTGATTGAACCGTTGATATTTAGACTGCCTATTTCCAGCACATTCTTGCCAACAAAGTATTCTGGAAACTTAAACCGCAGATTTGCAACAAAGTCTATTTGTGCTGGATGACTCATCGGCAGTTCCACCTTCTTAGTGACGCCTTTGCCCGTGTAGCTGGCCCTTTAGCCTTACGCACTACACCAGCCATACGCGCACAGAAACTAGCCTTGCGGCCTGCATCCTTCTTAGTCCTTGGATTCGGCGCAGGGGGCTTTAGATTGCTGCCAGTCTCACGGTTAAGTTTGGCTCTGCCTTTTGCAGTCAGGCCAGCACCCTTGCTAACAGGTAGCTTCTCGCCCCTGCCTATCGACAAACTAGGATTTTTTCGGGGCATAAGGACGGGTTCCTTTTTTATCAATAATCAGCGCCATCTTGCGAGGCTGCTTGCCTTCAGGGGCAATGCTAACGTGCGTCCAGCTATCAAACTCTCTGATCACTTGATCAAAAGGCAACTTAGCTGCAATGATTGCCTGACAGATTTGATCAGGCGTCATGCCAGCAACCCGAATATCTGCTGCCTGTCCTTTGCAATGCTGGCTTGTCTTGCTACCACCAACGCTTGCATTCACCTCTGGCGCACGATACGCCGAGTTAATGCGCACGCCCTTGCCAACCGCTGTTCTTACATCTTCTAAAAACAAAGCCAACCGCTTTAGGTCAAACAAGGCATCATTATCTGGCGTGTTATTCAAGCCTTTCCGTGCTGCGGTTTCGCTTACCGTCAACTCTTCTAGCGTGAAATGCTCAGACAGTTTCATTTTGTCAACGCCTCTGTTTTATCTTTGGAACCTTGCGACGATCCAAAGTAAAAGCTCAACACTTGACCAGCTACCGCAGTCACAAACCCAAGCACGAAGATCACAATACGCTCTTGAGAATCAGCAATCTCCACAAAGCAGAGAATGCCCACAAGGGTAAAGGTTGCCACAACCGTAAACACAGCAAGGAATGGCATAACAGCCTTTTCCCACCAAGGAATATCCTTGTTTGTCACGATTGCTAGTCGGTTTGCTCTTGCTGAATCTCTATCTTTTTGATCTAGTTCAGCCATAAATTCTTTGTGTTTCATGGCGGCGGCTTCTACTTCAGCAAGTTTGGCAGGATCAAGGACGCCATCAGCATTCGGCGTTAGCTTAATGCCTAGTTTGTCTTCCACGGCATCTAAACCCTTGTCCATGACGGCATCAGCTACCTTCTGCATACCAGCGCCAGCAAGCTGAGAAAGAATCGGAGCAAGTAACGGCAACATTAGAAACTTCCTTTCTGTTGAAGCATCCACCACATTCCGTAGCCAAATGCAAAAATAACAATGCCTATAACAATAGCAGCAATGATTTGGTAAATCATATCAAGCTGTTGGCTTTTCTTGCGCTTTGCAGCCATTTGTATTGCTTTTTGTTGCAGTCGTTTTTCCGTTTCTTTAGCCCTACGATCAGACCGCAACTTCTCTAATCGACTCCAAAACTCTTCATACAATCCGGGTTCTTGGAATTGATAAACAAACATCTCTCGCAACTCAACATAGAACTGCTTTAGTTGTCTTTCTGCCACCATCATGTCAATCACAATCTCGTAATCACTGCGATTGTCTTGCGCCACATCTTCTGGTGGGTTTTCCTGTAACTCTTTAGCCTTTGCTATACCTTCTTCTGCTTTTCCTGCGGCAGAAAAAAAGCTGGTCAATGCGCCCAATGATTCATGGGCAGACTTACCAGCTTCAGCACACTCTCTTATTTCATCAAAAGCATCTTTTGCTACATCAAATGCAGCCTTTGCACCTTTTATTAGAGCAATGGCTGTTGATATTTCAACAATCATTTCATCCTCGCACAGCCCCTCTGATTTATCTAACCTGTTGTGCAGTCATAATGATAAAAGGAACGCCGAGTTATTTGCTACTAATTACAAACCCTCACCCGGTGTGACATATACAGTCGCCGTACCCGAAGCCACAATCGCAGAGACATAAAATACATAGCCGCCTTCAGGGGTTGGTGCGCGAGGCGATGTAAAAATTACCGTTGAATTGTTATGCAAAACCGTGCCGTAATTAGGCGTGCCAGCTACAGGAATAGCTGCATTGCTTGTTGCCGTTGTTCCGCAACGAATAAACACTTCTCCTGCTGTGCCATTATGAATACGAAGTTGGTTGCACGGAGAATCGGCTGTTATGGCTATCGTATTAGCGGTGGTGGCGACGTTGATCCGCACCGTTTTGCCCATCTCTTGAAAAGCAATATTGTTAGCCATTAGATGATCCTTTTACCGCCAGCGTTGCCCGGCTTTGATGTTGGCGACTTCTTCTGGTCAGGCGAACCCGAGAAACACTGCATACCCATGAAGCCCATAGGATTGGTGCGAGTAGGCTTGCCACGACCATAAGTGTCAGCCACAGAAGCGCAACGGTAGGGTTCACCCGCACTGCCCTTGTACTCACTATTGTCTGACATCATGACAGTCGTGCTAGTTTTGTTTATGTTAAGTTTCATGTTGATTTCCTTTCAACGATCATGCACGGTAAGTAAATAAAGACAGCAAAGAAAGCAGACATCGCCATCCTTTCCCATGTTGGCATCACCATTGTCCAGCAAGCCAACACAAAGCAAAACAGCAGAGCAACGAACGTCAACACCTTGTGTGACAAAACATCCATTGCAATGTTAATAATTCTCAACGCAGCCCCGTCTACCATCACTCATCTCCTTCATCGTCAGGATTAAAAAACCCTTTGCCCCATTCATCGTCACTGATCTTTTGCTTGATCTGCTCTAGCTTCAACACCCGATCAAGCACTTTGGTTTTATCAGTAAGTGATGCTATTGGATCATTCATTGTTTGTTTGAGTAGGTCATAAATAGCCTGCTCAAGTTCTGGATTCAGCCCCTTTTGTTTTTTCATCGCTCCATTTTCCGATTGTCACGTTTCTGACGCAGCATGGTAGTCCGAACGCTTACCAGCATTGGGCCACCTCGTTTGTCTGCCATTTGCTTGGCAGATTCTTTCATTCGGCGTAACTCCTCCACGCCAGAGTTCATCTTGTCGTTGCTACCACCATTGTCAAAGTTCATCGCTTGCTCCCCCGTTTCATACGCGATTTGCCAGCTTTCGATAAAGCAATCGCCGAAGCCTGTTTGACAGCTTTACGCACGCTTGCAGGCTTACTCGTACCAATCTTGCCGGATTCCTTGAAGCCACGAACCATCTCGCCAATGTTCTTGCTAATGGTTTTAGCACTTTTACCTTTCATTAGGGGCATTTTCAATCCTTTCTGGCGCTCTAGTGCCAACTTGCGTACCAATGGTTTGACGGATCAGTGTAGCAATTACGCCCTGACGTTGCTCTTTGGGAGCGCTCATTACCTGTTGTCGTTTGACATCATCAGTCACAATGTCGCTAACGGCTGCACGAATGTTGGCAACATACTGGCGGTAACGATCTAGCGCAAATTTACCGCCAATAGCTACTGCAGCGCCTCCAGCACCAGCTACGCCCGGCGTTATTTCTGGAACAAACCGGCTTCCTAAAGCGGTTAAACCTGCCGCATACAATCCGGCTACCGCCCCACCTTTTTTCATTTCAGCAAGTTCTTGATTGATTAGGCGAGTAAGCTCCTGCGCAGAAGATTCTGTACCCGGTACACGACCTATGTTTTGGGATGCCCGGCTAATAACATTTTGTATGCTTACCATGTCAGCAACAGCTTCATCTATAAACCGAAGCTCATCCGGCGTGTACAAGCCACTAGCCTGCATGGAAGGCTTGATGCGATCACGGTAACTTCTCTCAATTGCCCCCGGAGGCAAGGTGCCGATCAGGTCACGCACACCAGCCTTAAATGCTTCAGCACCTTCAGGTGTTCTACCCAAGACTTTGGCGGCAGAGGCAACGTCGCGCACGGTACTATTGCCCATAATCAAGTTTTTGAAACTCTCAGCTTGCTGTGTCTGAGTGCCACCCATCTCAAACATCTTGGCACGCTGCTCAGTTAGCTTGCCAGTCTTGGCTACGGTGCGCTCGGTCTGCGCTGCTTTTCGTGCGTAGTCAGCAAACTCTTTGTTGAGATTAGGAAAGCGCGTTAGCCACTCACTGTTTTGGTTTAACCAAGAACGAATTTGCGCAGGCGTCTTTTCTCTAAGCTCTGCGCTTATATAATTTCTAGCCAGATTCTCAACAGCAGTCCGATTACCACCAGTAAAGTTAACAAAGTCATCCACATTCTCCGGTGTGCTAAAAATTTTTGCAGGCAAAGTTGAGGCTTGTGTAGCCATTTCGCCTTTAATTTTTTCGCTAGGTGCGGTCAAAGCCTGACCAACCTCAGTCGCAAACTTGTTAATTGGCTGACTTAATTCCTCATAATCAGCACGGTACTTGTCAAACTTCTTGCCAGTAAACTCTGACATGATGCGCTCAACAAAGCCTTTTAGCTCTTTAGCATCTTGCTGACCAATAGCATCAAAGCCAGTTTCAGGCAGACCAGAAGCACGATCACCTAACCGACGATGCAACTGCACAAGGCGCTCAAACCCGACTTTAGCTTTACTTGTTACTCCAGTTTGCGGGTCAATAATTATGCCAAGAGCTTCACGACGAACCTCATCAAACTGCGCTTTGGTTGCACCTGTAATTCTTTCCCGGCCTGTCACTGGGTCACGATAAAAAGCGCCTTCAACGGTCTTGCCAGTAACAGGGTCTTTGGAAGTGCCTAAAGCAATTTCCATGTTCTTGTAGGCATTTGTATTTTCAATGCCTTGACCAGCAAGCTCTTTGTCGCGTGCTTCGGTAAGCATGGCTTTTTTGTTAGTATCTGTTGCAGCTTCTCTAGCATCACGCAAGGCTTTTAATCTATCCCCAGCCAGCTTACGAGCATCAGCACCGATAGCCTCCATCGTGCGAGGCTGACTAATCTCTGCCAAGCGACGTTCAGTGCCAGCAACTAAGCTACTTGCCAATTGCTCACCACGACGGCGACCTTGAACCGACTCAATGTTTAGCAGCCTTGCAACTTCTGCCGCATCAATTGGTTCATTCATTGGCTTGCCACGCAACTTCTCTTGCGCAGCACGCACCATTGCACTTTTAGATTCAACGGTTTCAGGTAATGCAGCCACTTGCTGCGGTGTCATGCTTCTAACCACACGCTCTGCCGCACGCTCAACACCACCGGGAACTAAGAAGCGCAAGCCACGACCAGCAACACCTAGTGAACGTGCAAGACCTTCACTGCCAACGCCAGCGGCAGTCTCGACGCCAAAACGAGCAAGTGGGCTAGTATCTTCAGGTAGCAGGTTGCTCGCTGTTTGCGCAGCAGCGCCACCCAAACCAGTCAAAGCACCTGTCTTGACTAATTCTCTGCCAGTCTTCGGAATAAAGATGTCAGCAGCACGGGCAGCATAAGGTGCAAGTCTTGGGTAAGCACGCAGTCCAAGTTGGGCTAAACGTGCGCCACCACCTAAGATTGGCACAGCAGCCATAGCTTCTAGGCCAGTCTCAAATGGAGACTTGGTAACAACACGCTTTTCAGGCGGCAAGTTGGCAGCAGCGCGTAGCGTTTCATCACTTTGACCGGGAATCTGATCTACCAGACTACCGCCAAAACGATCTGTCTTAGGCTGTTCAGCTACTACCTCGCCACCAAAACGATCTCTTGCCATGATTACCTCATTGGTTTTTTAGCACGCTTGCCTGTTTGCGCATCAATGTACTCACCACCCGGAGGCACGGCATCAAACTCTGCTTGCGTGTTTACCGTTGGGATACGGGAGCCACCAGCACCGCTTAAAGAACCTACAAGTTCTTCAGGCGTTTGTGCTTTCAATGCGCCTAAAGCCTCTGTTTGTTTTCTTTTTATTGCATCATCTAAAACTTTTCGCTGGCGGCTAAAGTATAGTTTTGCGATTTCTGGTGTTGTGGCTGGCGTAATCGTAAAGCGCTCAAAGTCTGCCTGTTCGTTTGCAGTCAATGTAGCACCGTACAATTGATTTCTAACTTTAGAAATGTATTCCCAGTAAGATTTCCACCAGTTCACTGTTTGAGCATCTATTGGTTTACTGGCAACTCTGTTTGCAACATCCGCAAAATTGCCACCACGTTCAACGGCTTGAAGCATCAATGAACCAGCAGTTGCCGATGAGGTAATACCAAAGTATTTATCATTTTTTGTTGAATCAACATTGCTAAGGTTGGTAACAGCATCGCCAGCCTCTTTCAGTTGCTTACGCAAATCCGATGGCAAATCACTAATCTTGACCTTTTTCTCGCCACCACCGCCACCCATAGCTTTAAGTTCTTTTTTACCAGCCAAAATAGCCTTTTGCTTTTCTAAATCAGCATTAGCCTTATCTTCAGCTTCAATGGCTTTGAGGAATATGTCATAGGCTTCTTTGGTACGGCCTGCGCGTAACTTTGCAGAGATCAAGCCATTACCAGTTTGAGCCTCAATAATCTTTGCCTCTACCATTGCTGCATTACGGTCTTTGGAAAGCAGGTTTAGCATACGGTCAAAGCGATCCTTGAGCATATTGTTATGCTCTTTACGCACTTTGTCGGCTTCTTCAAACTTCAGCTTGGCAGCATTGAATCTTTCACCTTGCACACGATCTTCAGCATCCTGCATCTCGCGGATTGCCATTAGCTGTGAGCGTCCTGAAGCGCCACCAACGCCACCCACAATCAAAGACGATAGCAAACGCATACCAGCATTCTTGGCATAGTCCGACGCCTTAATCTGCGGCGCTTCAAACTGCGAATAAGGCTTCATGCCAGCTTCTAACGAAAGTGCTTCTGCTCTGGACTTTGAAGCTAAATCACGTTCAGCCTGAGCTTCTTTTTGAATTTGACCTTGTTGAATTTGAAACTCTTGCTTCGCCGCATCTTCTTCAGCCCTACCGCGAGCCTCAAAAGTTTCACCTAGTTTTTGCCGCGCAAAGTCTGCACGCGCTTTTGAAGTTGGTTGCGCACCAAAGGCTTTAACTAAGGATGGTGCTGTACCTAGTGCGTCACTCAATGTATCAACTGCCATGATTAGCTCCTAGCGGTTGTTGTTGTTGTTGTTGTAGCAGGCGCTTGAGTACGCTGTGCCTGCTGTACTTCACGGCCTAGAATGCCAGCAAACAACTGTGCCAACTGCTGATCACGTTGCAATTCCATCTCTAGTGCGCGACGGTCATACTGATCTGCAATGTTAGCAAGGCGCAAGGCTTCACCAAAACTCTCTTGACGGGCTAGGCTACGCGCACGACGTTGCTGTGCTGCCAGAATACCTGCGGCTGCACTGCCTGTTGGCGTACCACGCTGACCTAATTGCTCACGCGCACGGGCTTGTTGAATCTCTAACTCTTGCTGTTGCTCTGCGGTTAAGCCTTCTCCCGTAGCGCGACCCATTGCTTCAGATTGCGCTTGACGGAAAGGTTGTGCGGCAGCGCGAGTAGCTTCAATGTCACGACGCATCGCCTGATTAGCCTGATTGAACATCAAGGCTTGCGCCAAAACACTAGCGCCCGCAGTACCAGCGCGTGTCAGATTTGGGTAACGATCTAGTATGTCTTGCAGTTCTTGCAATCCCTGTTCGGCACGCTCTGCAAATCCACCTCCACCACCTTCGCGTCTAGCGCCGACATCCATTCGTAAGGTGTAGTCTTCTAGCGGTGTTAGGTCTTTTAATGGCGTCATGCCTCCATACGGCTGAAAACGCTCATCAGTTGGCCTGCTAGTGAAGTAGGTGTCTGTTACCTCTGCTCTTGGTGGCATCCTGTCTGGGCTTATTCCACCATAAGGCTCATCTCTAAACTCTGAACTCTGTCTAGGAACAAAATAGGTATCTTGTGTAGCACCTCGCCCCGGCCTTACTTCTTGCAAATCAAAATCTGTATTTACTGGCACACGCTCTGTTCGTGAAGCGCCGCTGCCACTGACGGGTTGTGCCAAAATAGTATCTCTCACTGACCGCTGAGTATCATAAGCTGCACGATAAGGATCAAAGTCGTAGTCTTCACGAGCAAACTCAGGCAAGCCAGTCATCGGATTGATAGTGCCGCTACCACCAGCTTCCATCAGCATCTCAGCTTCTTCTGGCGTAATGTGAGCAAGCACGGTGTCACCACGACGCCCCATGCGGCGCAGCATCTCAGCCATCGCTTTAGCGTCACCCATGCCACGACTACCAACCATCATCTCAAGTATTTTCATATTAGCCACCTAGTGCCTTTCTTAAACGCAAGGAACGGGTGTTCCATACGCTTTGCTGTGCATCTTCCTCACCACCAAAAATAGGTTCTTTTTCACCCACGATTGCTGCTGTTGGGCTAGTGCCTACGACGCGAGGACTGATTGAACTTGGTGCCACCCTTCTAGCGCCAACTCTCGCAGGACGAACATCTAATGGCTCAAAACCGCCTTCAATCTCCGGCTCAGTAAGCGGGAAAGTTTGACTTAACAAATCAATCAAATCTTGTTCAATCTGATCCAAGTCAAGTGGCTTTTCTGCCAGTTGAGTTTCTTCACCACCTTTTTGACCACCTTCTTCGCCCATGACGTTGCGTTCACTTTCCAACAACTCTGAACCACTTAACTCTTCAACAGGGCGATCAGACGCAATTGGTGTGCGACCAGTTGGTACGTTATCACCACCAGTCAACGTAGGTGTAGTTCCAATATCTTCTGGAGTGCGCGTGCCAGTGTCAGTTCCAGTTTGCGTTCCGGTCTGAGTACCAGTTCTAGTCTGTGTTTGCGTTTGCGTTTGTGTTTGCGTTTCTGTTTTTGGAAAACGCTGGGTAGCTATTGCAGTTTCAGTACTAGGCGCTACCGCTTTCTTGCCGGGAATGACAACATTAAAATCTTTATTTAAGCTAATCCCGCCTTGATTATTAGCGGCTGCATACTCAAGAATTGCACGCTCACGCAATGGTAGAGTTTCAATATCAATCGTTTTGGCTTCTGGCGATGGGTTGCTCAGATAGTCAAAAATTGGAGAGTTTTTAAGTGCCGCAGCTTGTTTTGTTGTGATGTTGAGAATTTTTGCAACACGGTCAACTTCAACAGTAACAGGCGTAGCAACATTTCTTTGGTCTGCAAAGTCACCAATGTATCGCTGCACACTTGATTTGTATTGCTCTGGCGTAAATTCAGGTTCAAATTTTCCTACAACCTCAATCTTTGGCAATACATTATCTTGACTTACTGTAGCTGCTCTAGTTGGATCAACTGGCTTTGCTGCCGCATCAATAATTGCTGACGCGAAAGCAAGATCAGGTGAAGCGCCACCAAGCATTTCATTCTCTTGCACTGCATTACGCAAAGCTCTTGCAGCTTCACTTGCGGTAACACCAGCAGCCAACAAAGTTGCACCAGCACCACCCGCAGGCAATGCTGCCATTGCGCTAACAGCTACCGCCAAGTCAACCATGCCAGCGGCACGCATAGCTTGTAAGTTTTGTGGCTGCGCAAGTTCTTTTAAGAACTTTGGATCAGCAGCAGCACGCGCCTTCCAAGTCTCGATTAGGTCAAGCGAGGCATTGCGTGCAATTTGGTTAATAGCATCAGGCGTAACCGGCCCTTGGAACGCTACCTGTACCGTGTTGTTTGGATCGGTTAGTGCTTTGGTAATGTCATCTTCAACCCTAGCAACAGTTGTTTCTTCAACGCCAGCAGCTTTTTTAATTTCTTTTTGTATGTCAGCATCCGTTGGTGTGAGCAAATCTTTAGTAGCAGTACGACCTTCTCTTCTAACTGTAGAAAGTCCTGCTTGCAATAGCTCTTCACTTAAATTGCCACCCGCAACAGTACGACCAGCCGCTTCACCAACGTCGGCAATAGTTTCCGCGACTTTGCCTGTTTCATCAATATCAAATTGAGATAAGGCACCAGAACGCGCCAAGGATGCGCCAGCAGAACCAGCAGCGCCAGTGATTGCTGAAAGACCAACATCGCCACCAACCGCCATAGCGCCAGCAGCACCACCAGCGCCGCCACCAACCGCATTGGCTAAAGCAGTTTGAATGGGTGTTTCAGCACCTTTAGCGCCAATTGCTGTACCAACTTTACCCGCTACTGCACCACCAATTTGAGCGCCAGCAAAGCTACCTAACGCAGCTTTACCAATGTCTTCTAAGTCACCACCTTGCGACGCCGAAATCAATCCGGCGGTTACAGGTTCAACCGCAAGGCCAGTTACGCCAATTTTAGGCAAAAGCTGTGGCGCAGCAACGGCAATGATTAAAACTTCGGGGTTTTCAACAACATAGTCAACAACGTCAACGACTACTTCAACAACGTCCTCAACGACATCGCCAACAAATTCAACAACATCACCGACTACATCGGCGGCACCTTCAAGAATATCTGCTACAACGCCCATAGTTATGCACTCCTTTTCGGCCCAGTTTTCACAGTGACGAAAAACTCACCTTTATCGGTGCGACGCACGTTGTAACCCATTTCTGGATTAGGTGGATTCTTTCCAATTACTCTAAAGATGGACAAAATTGTTGGATCAGTAAATTTGGTTGCCATCGTGTCAAAGCCCATTTTGTAACAGGCTTTAATAAACTCAATTCCGTTTTGCAAATAGTTTGCAGCAGTGTCGGCATTGATTGCTCTAAACCATCCAATACGAGGGGCTGCTTTATGTATGATGAAAAGCGTATTTCCTTGGCGAAGGAATAAAGTATCATCCATACGAAGTTCGGCATTGATGCCACCAACTGCATCACCTTGCATAACGGATGAATCAGTATTCATAGCCGCAATGCCAATAATATCTTCTGGACTTAGTTCCCGTTCTCGGCTGTCGACCATCTGAACCATAATTACCTCACTGGGTCAAAGATTGCTGCGGAATACACATTACCCATTCCAGCGGCAAGACTAAGGATCAGCCCATCAGGAGTCTCGCAGTCTTCAGACAGAAAAATATCGTCTTTTTCTGTCCGGTTAGGAATAGCAGGTACAACACCATAAACCAGATTGTCAAGCAAAAGTAGCGTTTCTAGCAAGCCCGAAGCGCCCATTGTGTGACCTATTTTTGGTTTAAATGACGTTGCCACGAAATCACTTAAAGTGTTCATCAATGCTAACTTTTCAGACACGTTGTTGGACTCCGTGCCAGTGCCGTGTGTCTTTACAATTTTGATGTCAGTTGGGAACACTTCTCCATACCGCATGGCACCTTCAATAGCATCTACATAGCCCGTGCCATCAGGCGCTTGACCTATGGCATTGTTCCATTTCTCTGCCGCATGGTAGGCACCTACCAGCCTAGCTTTTGGGGTCAGACCATAGTGGTTGATCTCACCTTCTGTTTGCAAAACAGCAAAGGCAGCGCCTTGACCAACGTAAAAGCCGCCGTTTGTACTGTCAAAGGCGCTAGGCTTAATGTCTTTCTTAGTTTCTTCAGCCAAGGTTAGGCAGGCACCTGAATCACCAAAGAATTGCAAAACGGAATTAGATACAGCGTCTTCTACCGACAGGATAATGAAACGGGTAAAACCAAAGGCTTCCAGCATCAAGCAGTCCATCATGACTTTAAGGCTAGAGGCGCAAGCAGAAGAGTCAGTGGCAATGTAATCGGGTTTGCAGATCATATTTGCCAGCCTGCCAGCCATGACTTGCGTTAAGGAAAACGGCAGAAACTTGTAGATATAGTGAAGCTGCGTGTGTACTTGGTTATCTTTGGCATTGATGCCAGCAAAGTGAGCGTTGCCTGCCGCCAGAATAAAAGCAGTCTTGCCTAGTGCCGGATTTTCCCGCAGCCATTCCAGCGTTGCTGGTGCCATCACCATGTTGGCAAGATTATGCGGAGCATACTTAAAGCCTTGTTTAGTGCCTTGGTAACTTTCCGGTATGAAATGCACACGCTGTGGGTGCAAAATGTCTTCCATCAGCGTGGTTTGTGGGTTGGATACGGTATGCCCGTAGGTTAGGAATAGGCTCATTGCATCACCGCTATGGCTGAATTGACATCAAAACCTTCTACAGTCGCATTAGCCACCAGAAAGTCTTTCATTTCACGCAAGTTTGCTGGCCTCATTTCTTTGCCAACCTCTTCTGGTACGGCAAAAGCATCACACAAGTACATAGCAATTATCAATAAATCTAGGCTATCAACATCAATAGTTTCAAAGCCAGAATCTATTTGTTCGGCATTGACCGTTGGCTTTCCCATTGGTTTAGCCAGTGCCATTGCGGTGTTAAACAGCCGCAAGAAGTCTTCATCGGAAATCATGTCACCCCCAGTGTTCGTGCTATCTGCTCATGGATCAACAAGTGACTGTTTACCCAATCGTAAAAGTCATCCTCTTGGTTGAAATCCAAGTCTAGCAGATTAAAGGGGTCATTTAGGTTAAGAATAGTGGAGTACGCTTGGTGTTCTTGTTGGTGTATTAACAGCCAATCGTCAAGGTCTTGCGGGTCAGCATCAATGATGGGATAGCGTGGCACATAGAAGCCAGCGTCAGTCAGTCTTTCCCAAAAGACTTGGTGTTGAATGCCGTTTTCAAACAGGAAGTCGCGGAGGCTGTCCGGCTCTCCGAAGATCGGAGTCGCCAGCGCATCCATATTCAGGCTCATCTATCAGCCTTTTGATCCAAGCGGTCAAAGATTTTGCCAAGCATTCCTTTAATATCTTGGATGTCTGAACGGTAATCATCCCGGTTGACATAGATCATCGGAATTTCCGAGATTCTGTCCTCGATCCTGACGATTGAGCGCGAGATACTGTTCAGTATCCACCCAAAAGCGGTTCCTGCGGCTGCAAAAAGAATGTTGATTAGGAACTGAGGCTCCACTGTCAGACTCCGTAATAAGGGATTTTCTTGGCGCTTCCGTTGACATAGACCGTTATGTAACCTTCTGGTGCCAGCGGCAAACTAGGATCAGGCATTGCCGCCGTGTTGCTGGTTGCTAAATTAGCATTGAGGTTGGATGTTACCGTAACATTCGATAACGTGGCGTTGCCACTGGTAATTGTGGTATTCGATAGTGTCAGATTTCCGACACTGGTTGCCGTACCGCCCAAGGTCAACGTCGTGCTACCAAGCGTCGTAGAACTATTTGCTAGGTAGTTATTCGGGAAAGTTGCAACAACACTGGTAATGTTTGCATTGGCGTAAGTACCGCCAGCCAGCGTGACACTGCTGACATTGCCACCTGTGATTGCCACATTGTTGGCATTCTGCGTAGACATGGTGCCAAGGCCAGACACCGCAGAGTTCGCAATAGCAATGGCTACATTGGCTGCACTTGTGATGCGACCTTGAGCATCAACGGTAACTTGAGATACTTGGCTGGCTGTACCGTAAGTGCCGGGAGTTACTGCCGTATTAGCTAGGGTAACCGTGACATTGCCGGTCAACTGCCCACCACCGGAAATGCCTGTTCCTGCCAACACAAACGCTGTATTCGGGGTTGCACCCACATCAGGGGCGGTTAGGACTACTAAGCCTGTCTGTCCGTTGACCGATAGTACCGCATCAGTGTTGTCTATCTTTTGCCAGACAGCACCATTAAATGCCGCAATGTCATTGACCTGCCAATCCGTAATTCCGTTCAGGTTAGTCGAACCTGCCACCGACACCACATAGTAATCACCCTTATCACCAACACTGGAGGTCAACGTAGGATCGTTGGTCGCAGCGTTCCAAGTACCCTTGTAAACAAGCGCACCGATAACATTGATGTAATTACTGACGGTCTTTAGCATGATTTAACTCTCATGACGGTTATGAGCCGTCACCCGGTGTGATGTAAATCACCGCAGTGCTAGAACCTGTTACACCCGTAAAGTAAGCATTTGGCACAAACGTGATGATTTCGTCTGTACCTGCTAGCAAGGGAATCGCAGCACCAGAAGAAGTTACTACCGCCGCAGCAGAGTTAGCCGCAGCCGCAGTAATGCCAACGCCCAAGAAAGCAGTCACAGAACCGGCATTCAGGATGCGGTACTGGTTGCCCCCAAGGGTCGTAGATACGGCCTGTATTGCAGCAGGCGCGGTAGTTGCTGCCGTAAACGTCACGGTATTACCGGACGGGGTAAAAGGTGCGTTGACAGCCATTATGCGCTCCAAGGAAGCGGTGGCGTCACCACCGGAGGATTGATCTGATTTTGAATCTGTCGCTCAACATTGGCTTCAGTTTCATCCTTGTCCACACCATTCGCCCACACCCAAGTCAACACTTCTTCTTGGGTTAGGTCTTCATAAGGCGTAAAGCCGCCACCGCCATAGGCAACACCGCAAGTGCCATAGACATTAGTGGAGTAATCACCATTGACACCCGTACACGACCAATGAACGGTAATGACAACATCCGCATTGCCTTGAGATAGCGGTAAGCAGTCCATCGCGGTCACAGCCCAGTTAAATGTTGTACTCATTTTTTACCCTCCAATGCGGCTGCTTGCTGTGCTTGATACGCTGCAACCACTTCAGGTGTCCAAGCCGTATTGCAGATAGCAGCTACGTTAGCTGGCTGACCCTCAAGGTCTTGCCCCGGTGTCAGGCTAGTGCGGTGATAGGTCTGTGTCAGCACCTTACCGTCTTCAATGATTCGAGTTGCCTCACGGTACAGCACGATGCCGTTCTCGGTCACGGTGATCTGATCTACAACTGTTTCTTTGGTAATCATGTGTTTTCCTTTCCGTCTACACTAGTCCGGTGTAGATAATTAAATTGGATACGTTAAGACGCCCCAATAGCCGGTGTTGTTGTTAAAGTTGCTGTTTGTTAAATCAGCTGAAAGACCGGTACTTGAATTATAAAATCGCAAGGTAACATTGGTATCTGCTGCTTCAATAAGCAAAAGCAAACCGCCGCAATTTGCTAAGGCTGGAGTGCTGTGGTAATAAGTAACAGCGCCCCCGCCCCTAGTAGTTCCGTTAGACGCAAATGGTAGACCGGTCAACTGGGCAGAACCGGTTGCAGAACCTTTGCTTGAAAGGTCAATATTAAATGTCGCATACACCATGTTTCCTATTTTTGTGTACAAACCACTGCGCGCTGAATATGTAATTCCGGTCGTGTTTCCGCCAAATCGAATCCCGGGTGTCCAACTACCTTCCTCATAGTCGTCCAGCGTGTTTGCGTCAGACGATGCGGATTGTGTAGCAGGGAAAGCGATACCTGTACCTGTTGCGGTTGTTGAGCCACCAGACAACGACAAGATATTGCCGGTGGAAAGTATCCGCATACGTTCGGTGTTGTTAGTTCTAAACTCCATTCCATAGTTATTAAATGTGCCGAGCACTCCAACGCCAGAGCCAGTGTTTCCAATTAAAACTTGCGGTGCTGAGTCTGACCCAAAAGAACCAAACCCATTAGAAACAAATGTTTCCGAACCAGTAAATGTTCCAGTGCGTCCAACCAATACCCTTCCGCTGGAGTCGATGAGCATTCGAGTCTGTGCTGCTGTTCCATCGTAGAAGAACAACGAGCCAGCAAAACCAGAGGATGCGTTGCCTGTGCCTATTTGATAGGTGCGAGAACCTTTAAAAACAACTTGAGTATTAGCGCCAGCATCTGTTGTAGTTAATGTAAGCGGTGTTCCCTGACCAGTTGCAGCCTTAATATGCACTTGCCCGTCAGCGCTCGTAGTGCCAACTTGCACAAGGCGGTTGGTATCAATCTGCATCGCCAAGCTGCCTCCGGTGTAGAAGGTCATGGGGAGGTAAGTGCCGGTGCCGCGAAAACCAGCATTAAAACGAGCATCTGTTGAAAGCGATGAAACACTAAGAATGGATGTGTTCGCTAAATCACTGCTGCTGCCAAAGTTGACGCCAGAAACAGTGCCACTGCCACTTGGCAAAAACTCAACAATAGTGGCTGAGTTCGCCGTACTAGTCTGGAACATCACACGGTTAGCCAGCGTCGCATTGCTGAAATCGCCTGTAATGCGATTGCCTGTGCCGGTGAAGGTTAGGTTGCCGGAGTTACTCGCACCAGCAGACGTGACAGAACCAGTCGTGGCAAAGTTCGTACCATTAAACGTAAGACTTGCGCCTGTGGTTGAAACCTTGCTACCGTTTAAGTAAACAATCCCATTAGCCGCGCCATACGACAGCGTTTGACTGGTTGTAACAACCTCAGTTGCAATGTTGGCAGTCGTTACATTTGCTGTAGTGATCGTAGCGTTCGTTACATTAGCAGTCGTAACCGTCACGTTAGTTAGCGTCACATTGCCACTGGTGACAGTGACATTCGCCAACGTCATGTTGTTCAACGTGCTAACCGTGTTGCCTAGCTGTATCGCCGTATTGCCAAGCGTAATCGTGGTTGCAAAGTTAGCATCCAGTTGCGATAACGGTATCGTTGCCGTTGCATTTGCAAATGTATTAGGTACTGGCATTTAGAACCTCGCTCTCAATTCATGCTCAAACTCGAAGCCGTTAATCGTGAATGGAGTAACGCTACCCTCCAGCGTAATCCCCAAATACTTGCCAAACATTTTGGCATCTTTCTTGTACAAGTAGTAGCCACTGCCAGCACTGTTTGCCGCAGCCCACCCAATAATATTTCCAGAGCCATTGCTCCAAGAAATAGGACTGCCAACATTATTCAGCCAAATGATCGCATTGGAAAACTCAATGGCTGGCGACTGTTGATTTTCTGAATCCACATAAGCATCAAAGATAATTGGCTCACCACCAAGGGTTGCTTCAATGCCAATCTTTAATGCCTGCTTGTCACGAATAGGATCGCCCATTGGCAACAAAGCAGTTTCCAAAATCATATCTACCGGATTCAAGACATCTTCGTAAAACTGATGCAAGTCTTTTCCGCTAGTGCCATACAGGTTTAAGAATCCATCCTTAAATGCTGGCACAACAAAGTAGCAATCCGTTAATTGATTGGTAAAGAACCACTTGCGCTCAAAGAATGCTGCCTGTATCCAACGCTCAGTACCATCGTCATTAAACTTAAAGTTAAATACGGCACATAAAATGTTATTGATTAAGCACTGCCCACCGCTAATAAACTCATCAAAGTTAATTACGGGGAATACGCCATCCAACGGATCACTAATCTTAGTCGTGGTTGCACCCACCAACGCATAGACCCCGTACTCGTTCATAAACAGCACGGAACGGAAGTAAGGGAAAATAGCGTGTTTTAGCTTGGAACCAACTGAGGCAGATACGTTGGTATTCGTAAACAACGTAGTGCCAAGCGTAGAATCTACCCGCACATCCGAAAAGACGTTAATACTGTCTTCGCCAAACACATACAAGAAGTTGTTGGCAGAAAGAATGCGGGTAATTTCGGTACGCAACGTCGAATCACTTAACGTAATAAAGCCAGCCGTTAAGTTAATAAAATCATTGTAGGTATCGGTTGCTGTGTAATACACGGTACGATCCTGCGCAATCCAAGTACGACCTGAGAAAGTGGCAATATCAGATCCACTCTGATTCAAAATCGTGCAAGTCACATTGGCATTGGTGCCTGCGCCAGTAATAGTGACAGTTGGTGCGGAGGTATAGCCTGTGCCAGCTTCCGTCACAATCACTTCCGATACCGCATTGGCAACCACTACCACCGTACCCGTTGCCTGTACGCCATTCGCTTCATTGGGTGCGCCAAAGGTAACAGCAGTATTGGATGTCAGATAGCCACTGCCACCATTATTGATGGTAATCGTATTGATGCTGCCAATGGAATGCAAATTGGTGCCATCCCAAGTCTTGTAGCCTTTGACCGGATCAATAATTAACGCACGTTCATTGCGCCACTGCGTAATCATTACATCGGCATTGGAAAAGGTATTTGCCGGAGCAATGTTTCCTTGAGCGCCTGTCGTAATGTTGACATACTGTGCCGATCCATTGTCTTGGAACGCCAGCACATACTCGTTGTTGCTAATGTTGACAGAGCCTTGAAACGAAACATTTGCAGTAAATGCAACATTCGCAAGCTGCTGATTGCCGGGTGTAATCTTGAGGTTGCCGTAGCCAATGGGCTGGATGTTTTCTAGCCAGCTAAACTCGCCATCACCAATTACCGTGCGGTTATTTTTGGTGTTAAGACCTTTGAAGTCTTTGACTACGGCGTAATTTTTTTTCTGCTCTGCCGCAGCCATATCAATACCCCGCTGTGTAAGGTGTCGGCAGCCTGCGAGTAAAGGTGGTGTTCAGAGCTTCCATAACGTGCTTGGTGTACTCTTGCTTGAAGATTTCAGCCTCGCCGTAGGATTGCTCTTGGTATTTTGCTATGTAAGCGGCGTAGAACGGCACCGCTTCAGTAAAAGGTGTTGGTAATACTTCAACGTCAGCACCGTTGGTCATTGGATCAACCAAGACAACAGTATCAATCTCCATCTCGTATGCCTGATCAGGCTTGGGGCCAATAAAAATCTTCTTAGGCCCGTACATGGAAAAGCCTACTGGACGCCCAGTGTAGTTTTGCCAATAGCGCAACTGTGCATTAAAGTCAGTCCAAGGCAGGTAGTACAGCGGAATGCGCGAGTTCCCCCAGTAGAGGATCACATTCAGCACATCAACGGTATTGACGCCTTCAGGCAAGTCAGCAAAGTCGATAGTTTCGACGTTGTAGGTTACCGTGTGATTTTGCAAAACGCGATTGCACCCTGAGTCTCGGACTAGGGTGTTACGCCCATCGTTTATGTAGTCCGTTAGCTCTGCATCTGTCCAGAAGTTCGCATTAACGTCATGTAATAAACGCCGGGTCTGCGTAATGTAACCAGCAAGCGTATCTGCCATTTTTAACCATCAAGGTTTGCAACTTTCGCCGCACCCTTTGCCTTGGGCATTGGGGCGGCTACTCGTTCCACCACTGGGGCTGACAAGTGGACGGGCTTTACAGACTCTTTCGAAAAAGAAAACAAGGCCAGCTTTTCCATTGCTTCGTCAAACTGGTTACTCATTTTCATCCAACCAAGTCTTACAAGATACGGCTCTTTATTGTCATCGCCATAACCAAAGATATGCTTTGCTGCAATTTCAGGAATCTCAATCTCTTTTCCAGACTCGAAATGGTACACCGTACCATCCAAAGCATCGAAAAAAGGGTCAGAACCATTATTGCGAACAAAGATCGTGGTCATAGCGAGACAATATCTCCATATAGGGCAACATCGCAAGTAACTGCGGCGTTGACCGAACAATTAACATAAAGCACTCGGGCAGTTTGAACGTCAGTGTTTGCAGCAGAAGCCAATGTCAAGTCATCAAACTTAGTCGTGCCAGTTGCGGCACTCAAGGCTTGATCGGCTGCAATGGCAGTGCCTCCACCGCTTGCGGCAGTGAAGACACCCACATTGGCACCACTTGCATTACCACTGAAGTTAGACAGAACTATCCGACGCACAATGTATTTAGTTGCCGCTTGCGCAACCAAAGTCGTAACATCACCGGTAGCATTTAGGCTTACGCCCGTTTGATCTGCCAGCCGGTAATTGCCAAACGAATCTGGATACGAACGGCCTACTGCATTTGCGTCCATAGCTCCCCCTTATGCGTAGGTTTCGCCAGCAGCTTGACCACCGTTGATGTCCAGCAGTGTCACAGTCGCATTGCCAGAAGAATTCTTGGCAAAGATATTGACACCATCGGAAATCACAACACCACCAGTATTGGATGCCATAACGGTAGCATTAGAACTGCCGTTATAGGCCAACACGGTGACGTTAGCGGACGGGAACATGACATAGATACCTGCCGGAATGACAGTACCGTTGCCAGTTGCCACTGCGTTAATAGTAACAGTCTGGAAGTAAGCGCCCGGAGTGTTGCTTTGAGCGCCAGCCAGAATAATTTTATTAGGTGCAAGAGACATGATTTCCTCCTTACAGGCTCAAAGAGTTGTAGCCCGTAATCTTCGTCATGGCTTTCGGCTTGGTGTTTACCAATTCTGCAATCATCAGAACTGCACCAACGTAGCCAATCTGGAAGTTCGGAAGTGTGGACTCGAAGCCAGTGAAGGCGAACGATGCCTGCTCATGGATATAGAGCGAGAGATAGTTCGTGTTCAGCAGATACAGAGTACCTTCCGGGCAATACGGGTCTGGATAGATTGGCACACCAGCAACCATCAGGGCGCGGAAAGCAGCCTGTGGGCCATTGGCATCACCATCAAAGCCGGAGCCGGGAGTAATCATGTAGTTTTCTTGGCCTACATAATCCTGTGCCAGCAACGTCCAAGTACCGAAACCGCAAACGCCAAAGGTCGGAACCTCTGCGCCATTCTTCACGGTGCCGGAAATGTATTGCAGTACGTTTTGACGGGTCGGGTTGACCGAGCCAGCAGCGTATTGCTTCGACTTCCACCATGTGTCTGTAGTACGGTTAATGTTACCGTAGGTTGCGGTGCCAGTACCATCATCTACTGCCGCAGGCAGACCGATGAATTGCTGGTTGTTCGTGGTGTTGTTATACAGCGCGGTTGCCATCGAATCCATCATCACGTTGGTCGCGTCGTTCATACGCGCTTCGATCAGAGGAATGATTGCGTAGTCTTGCTGTACGGCACCTTCCATACCGAGGAACGGTACAGGAGAAACCAGCAGCTTCAGGTTAAATTCAGCTTGGTAAGCACCTTGCTGAACGGAAGGCTGCGCGAACGAACCGGAATAGTCCGACCACTGAGCATTCACGAATTGAGAACCCTGAACTGGAACCGATACAGACGACACACCGCCGGAGGCAGTCTGCGAGTTTGCAATCAGTGCCGCCATCAGGGGCGTTGAGTTGTAGATTTGCACGACCAACTTCGGGATAAATGCCCGACGAGTGACGTAGGTCAACTCGTTGTACTGATTAGTACCCGAAGCCGGAAGAATGCCGCCACCAATAGGCATAATTTACCTCCGAAGTTTAAAAAATAGCCCCTTACAAACCGATTGGCTTTGGATTCTTGCGTAATTCTGCCAAAGCCGCCGCTGCATTTTCACGGGCAGCAGCTACCGGATTCTTCATATAGCCCTTCACATCTAAACGAGACATGACGGGCGCTGGATAACCGGGTGTTGGCACTGCCGATTGCTTCATGTGACGCCAGTAATCAGCGGCGGTTTCATGATTAGCAATGCCTTTGTCGGTCATCAGTTTCTCAATTTCAAGAATGTCATCATCAGACTGAGCGTAACCACTCTCTTTCAGCTTGTTACGGCGGCGATTCAATTCATCACGCACCTCACGCGCACGCAACTGCTTCTCAAGGTCTGCCACACGCTGTTCGGACGCCGAAACACGCTGGTTGACAACCTCTTCCATCTCCAATTCAGGCACAGGCAGGTCAGGATTGACCTCTTTTGCCAGTCTTAGAAAGGATTTGCGTGTTTTTGGGTCTTCCGACAAGCGTTTTGAAAGTGCAGCAAGCTCTTCAATTGCTTCGGGAGAATAGTTTTCCAGACTCATGATTAGCCCCTTGAGTTAATTAGTAAATTTTCTTGGTGTCGCCCGGCTTGCTCATAGTCATAGAGTTGCGCTTGCCGGTTTTTGAAGCATTCGACAGGCCACCCATTTCTGCGAAACGAGGCGTGTTGTAAATTTGACCATTCATCTGCGAGTTGTCAGTTGGGCGGCGAACGGTCATTGCACCCTTTGGCTTAAAAAGTTCCATGATTGCTCCTTAAATTGGAAGTGGTGGTGCGGTAGTTCCCGCGATAGGCGCTGACATTGCTTCTCTCTGCCCCGGCGTAGCGCCACCCGCTTGTGGTAGAGACTGAATCATTTGGATGATTTCAGACGGCATCAAGCGACGCGAATCAGACTCGCGCTCACCAAAGCGGCGAGTAATTTCAGCGATCACTTTCTCAATGGTCTTGGACTCTTCTGAGCCCATAGCAAAGGCGGCTAGTGCTTGTTGCATCATGTCTAGCGCCATCATGACATTCAAACGCGCAGCTTCTTCTTCACCGCGCTTTGGTTCAGGCGTACTCAAAGGACTTGCCATCGGCGCAGTCGTTTCTTCCTGCTCAAACGCAGGCGGGGTGGCGGGTTCGCCTCCCATTCCTTGATCAGCCTTCATCAAGTCCATCATGTCCTGTGTTTTCACAGCCATTTGGTACTCCTATGTTGCGCGAACGATAGATATAAATTAACTATCGCGTCAACTAAAAAAAGGGGCAAAATGTTGCCCGTTGCTATTTTACTATCGACTGGTACTTCTGGTGCCAGTATTTCTACTAGCGCCTTTGAAGGCATTTCGGTTAAAGCTCATCGACGGTGGTTGCCGGGTCGATTGAATATCACGCTGGCTCATACGGGGTTGATCCCCACTTTTCAGCATGGACTGGGAGTTCATTGCGCCTGATCGTTGATTCATTACACAGCCCTCAGTTGCGGTTGTTCGGGTTGCTCTGGTGTCGCGCCTGCTGGTGCGCCACCTTGCGGTGCGGCAGGGGGCTGCATCATTTGCTGCATAGCTGCGGCAGCTTCCATTGCCTTGACCTCTTCCACCAGTCGATCTTTCATTGGCGGCTCGACCATCTCCAGCAAGCTGGCCTTACCAATAGCGCCAGCATTAAACAGGCTAAAGGCCAAGTCTCTGGCATCTTCCATGAAGATTGGGCTATTGGAATGCGCGTCCACTTTGACAACAAAGTCATCCGTAAACTGGGCAGCAATAAATTCGTTGCCATCTTCGTCACGGTAGCGCGTATCGTCATAGACCATCATCATCTTCAGATACAGCGTTGCAATTTTCTCAAGACTGTCTTCAATGGTCAATGCACGTTTCTTGGCGCGGGAAGAACCCAGTCGAGCAAGCTGCGAGGCATGGCCTTGGCTACGAACGCCAGTTTCGCCACGGCCTGAGAGTACGCTGGTAATACCAGAGGCTTCAGCAAACATGGCGTCAATCTCACCGAGTTCGCGGAACAAGTCGTTCGGGATGTTTGGCGTGAACTCTTCTACTTTGGCGTTAGGCATATCAGACGCCACCATGCCGTTGGCACGATTAAGCGCAAACATCTTTTCATCCAAGATTCCTTGGAAACCGATAAACGCCTTGGGTGGGTTGACCTGCTTGTCCAGCAATTCGAGTATCTGTCCGGTTCGTTTATTACGCATCTCTTGCA